CCAAGATAATTTAAAACAAACTTCAGAAAAGTTTCTTGAATTATATAAAAACTGCCCAATTAAATCATCTGACGAATTTGGTGGGCGCACAATTAAAGAAACAATAGAATTTGGAATTTGGTGCCTTTCACAATTTAAACATTTAGAAGAAAAAGAAAGAATAATATTATTATATAAATTCTTATCTTATGATGGATTTTTGAGAAAAGACTGGGAAAATCTCAATATTCAAACAAATGGAATTATAATTACAATTGAAAAAGAAGATTTACTTTCCAATGATACAAATTTTGTAATAGATTTTTATAATATTGGAGAATCTATTAGACAATATTTTATCAAAAATACATCAGAAAAAATTCAAGATTATTATATTGATAGTAAATTTATCGATTTAATTCCAAAAAATGAACAAAAAAATGAACAAAAAAATGAACAAAAAGTTGATAACAAGTTAATAACATTAACAGATATTGAAGATGCCATGAATTATTTTTTTAAAAAACTAGATAAATGTTATATTCCGAAATCTTATGATCGATATTTTAAAATAGAGATTAGAAATCTTGAACAAACTATATTATTTGGTAGATGGTGTGATGAAAAGATTAAAGAAATGCCACAAAAACTGATAATAGCAATACTTTTTAAAACATGTTCATATGAAGGAAAATTAAGAGAAGAATGGAAAACATTTGATATTACATTGAATCAAATTTTTCATGAATCTACTTTTAATGTTGAACTAGAAGATAAGATTTTAAATCAAAAATATTCTTATGATTGGCAAAATTTTGTTATTTCTATTAGACAATATTGTAAAAAAACCGATGATCAATTCAATTATTCTTCATTTTCCTTAAAAATATCAAAAAGTGAATTATCTGAAATTGTTCTAGACGAGATCAAAAATCACAATAATAATGAGGATCTTGTTAAAAAGTTGAACTTGAAAGAAAAAGGGGAAAAAGAAGAAAATCTTTGTGTTGTTTGTTTTAAACAAGAAAAACAAGGTTTAATTCTTGCATGTAAACATCATTGTTTGTGTATGGATTGTGGGAAAAAACTGAATTTATGTCCAATGTGTAGAACATCATATAAACCAAATGAATTTATACAAATATTTTCTTCTTAATAATGTTAATGATTTATTTTATAAATAAATGTTATAAAACAAATTTTAATTTGTAAATAAGATAATTTATTTGTTGAAAGGAAATTTTAATAATAAATTAGCAACATCTTTATTTACATAATGAGAGAAAATGAAATATTTCCATGATTTAATTTTCATTGATAATGGGTTAATCCATGTAAGTGACAATAGATTTTTTTCAATTAATATTTCAATATATGATAAATCAAAAACGGAAAAACCATATTAATAAAACTCTCATCTATTAATGTTGCTTTTATATTATAAGGTTCATGCTTCCATAATACCAAATCACTATATGTCATTCGGAATTTTATCGAATCTTTTGTTTTAATTTCTAAGTCATGGTTTGAAATAATATTCAATTTAAAATCATTAAAAGTGCATTCATTTTCAAATTCAAATCCTCCATCATTAAATTCTTCCAAAGTTATTTCTTTTTCATGAATTGTATTTTTTAATTTCTTGTCTTTCTTTTTTAAAATATTTTTTTTCCCCATATCACTCGGTTTAAATCTTAAACGCCATCTATATTTAAGTGGATCCAATCTTATTTCATAATAATCAATATAAAATCAGAATAAAAATTCATTTCAATTTCGAGAAGATGATAATATTTTATCTTATTGTTTTTATTAATTTCTTCCATATTTTAGTAAAAATCAGTTTCAAATATCTAAACTATATAATTTTTTGAAATTAAATCATTTAAAAAAATAATCATATATTTGGAATTAATAAACATTTGATTCTAAATCCCGAAATTTTATAAATTATTTATTATTTTGATAAAAATGATATAGATATTGGCAAATGATCTGATAAATCTATTGGATGAATTATTGGAAATATAGAATTTTTATCTATTTTATCTTTTATAGATGATATATCACATAAAATCCAATCTACTGTTGTTCCGGACCAAACACTAAATGATGGATTTGGTTGATTTATATATTCGAAAATGGATATAAAATTATTTTGTTTTAATAAATTGAATAAAGAATCATTTATATAACAATTATAATTAAAATAATATTTATCTTGTATTAATTTCCAAATATAAGAATTGTAAGTTAATTTCTTTTTTGTATTATTTAAATCTCCACATAAAAAAGTTGGTATATCATAAATTATTTTTTGTTTTTTATAAATCATTAATAATTCTTTCATTTGATTTATTCTAACTTTACCAGTTGGATCCCAAACATCTAAATGAGTATGTATAATACGAATAGGATATTTGAAATTAGAAAAATAATGTCTAGACATTATAAAACATCTTTTTTCGCCATTTGGTCCAAGCTGTTCAAAATCGTGAATATGTTCTACAATTACATTTTCAGTGGATGAAAATGTTTTATTTGATATTGTTAAATCATTTAAATTTATTTTACATTCATTTTCATTATTAAAATTTAAATTATTAAATTCATTTTTAAATGAATCAAATGTTTTCGATTCAATAAAATTATTTGATTCTATACCATATTCTTGTAAACATAAAATATTTGGATTTAAATCATTTTTTATAAAATTAAAAAAATCATTTTCATTTACAAAATCAAAGGATGCATTTTTAAAACATTGTATATTCCAAGTTGTTATACAAATATCAAATCCATCTCTTTTATTTCTTATTTCTTTCCATAATTCTAAATGGTTATATATTTGTTTTTTCCAATAATATAAATCTTTTCTATATAATATTTTTTTATGATTTTTATCCAAATCATAATTTTTAAACCAAATAGAAGATTCAAATCTTTGTGGATATTCAATAACATTTCCCATTTTTTTTTATTGAAAAAATGATAAAGATTTATATTCTAAATATTAGTTTATATAAAATATGAATGTATATTTCTTTGATTAATTATTAAGAAATTGAATTAAAAAAAATGGATTTAATATTTCAAAAGCCAAAAAAATGGTTTGATAATGATTCAATAGATGTTAGCAAAATTACTTCAAAAATTTATTTGGGAAGCTATAAACGAGGTGCATTAAATAGAACTGGATTATCAAAAATTGGAATTACTCATGTATTAACTGTTGGAAATGATATGGAACCAGAACCTCATAAAGATGATTTTATATATAAAACAATATTTATAGATGATAGACCTGAAGAAGATATATCATTTTATTTTGATGAAGCAATTGATTTCATTAATGAAGGAACAAAACCAAGAACAAAAAATAAAATTTTTATTCATTGTTGGGCTGGAATTTCTAGAAGTGCAACAATAACTATTGCATATTTAATGAAACAAAATAGATTACCTTATATTGAAGCTATTGAAAAAGTTAGACAATCTAGATGGATAATAAATCCAAATAAAGGATTTAGAGAAAAATTATATATTTTATCTAATGAATTAAATCTTGGTGATACAATTTATGGAATAAAATTATATGAAACTGCATTTAAATTATTAAGAAAACATAAAGATGTAAAAAATGAAGATGAACATAAAAAATTAGAACAGTTTGAAAAAAATTGGTTAATAGAAACATATAAAGAATTATTTGGTGAAAATCATGTTTTTGTATCATTTATTTCGAAAGAAATATATATTAAATAAATTTGAATGAATCACTTTGTCTAAATTTTATTTTATTTGTTTCTGTTATAGATTTCATTCAAACGCAATGATTCTGCACTTGATGCTTTTATTTGTGATTCAAGAGATGATAATATAGTTTTCAAATCTTTCGCATAATATTCTCGTAATTCTTGTTCAACTTCTTCAACTTTTTTTTGTGATTTATTTAGATCATCAATTTTTAATTGCATATTCTCAATTATATTTTTTTGAGATTCGGATTCAATTTGATAACTTTGTATTTGTTTATCTTTATCACTAAATAAAGTATTAATTTGATCTATTCCCTGATCAATATCTTTTGAGATATCTGATAAATCGCCAATTTTTTGATTTATATTTATAATTATTGAATTTTGTGTAATATTTTTTGAAGTTGGATTATTTAAAATTTGTGAACTCATTTTTTTTATAATAAATTTAATATAGTTTTTCTATTTTGAATAGATATAAAAAATAATGAACGTAAGAATTTATTTTATTTTATATTTTTTCTAAAACTATTTGGAAAACAAGGTAAATAATGTATTATTCCTTCATATTGATTATTTTCTAATCTTTGATAATTTTTAAATAGATGATTTAAAATCTCTTCACAATCTGGTATCCATGATATATCATATTTTGAAAATCCTTCATATCCAATAAATAATAAACTTTTTAAATCAGAGCATTGATACAAATATTGTATTTTTTCATTTAAATTATTGATATTTTCTCCATTTTGTTTAAAATGAGAACATAATTTCTGAAATGTATATTTTTCATGTATTGAAAAATTTTGTAAAATATTAAATGAATTTTTAGTTTTTTCGAATGATTGTAAGAATAAAATCCAAATTAATGTAGTTCTTTTACAACTATAAATATAAAAATCTTGACTATTTTTAAAACATTCTGGAGATTTTATACATGAACCCAAGTTTATTCTAGCATTTTCTAATTCTTCTTCAGGTAATTTATAATTTGGATTTCTCCAAACAATTGGTATTTTCCAATGACTCCATTTTGAATATGGATAAGCTCCAAAATCTATCCATAAATGATATTTTTTATTTATTATAAATGGATTTGCTAATTCAGATGTTTTATAATGACAAATATTTCTTTCCGAAAATGTTTCAATAAAAATTTGACATATATTTAATTCTTCTAATTGAATACCCCATCTATTACATTCACATAAAACCCAAAAACTTTGAAAATAAATCTGATTCCAATCTTCTTTAATAATCAAATTATTATCAATATTAATGAATTCTAAAATTGGTTTCCAATATGGTTCTATATTAAATCCATATATCCATAATGATTGATATGAAGTTAATATATTTTGATCATATATTAATTTCGGAAAATTATCAATTATTTTTTGATTAAATTTCGTTTTTATGCAAATTGGTATTGATACTTGATTATTATTTAATGATATTATCCAGTTGGAATAAAAGTTCTTATTTTTTCTTTCATGATCAAATATTTGCATAAATTTGCTAATCATTGAATAAAATACTTCTCGATAATTTTCCATTTGAGATTCATTTGAAACAGAACATATATTTTTATCAAAAGACCACATATTTTTTAAATAAATATTCCAACAAAATGGTTTTGAATTTGTAATTTCTTTTGCAGATTGTAAACATAAATATCTATTGAAATTTCCTTCTTCATTTAATTTTAAATAAAAACATTCAGGAAAATAATATCTTATTGGATGATTTAAATATGAATCATTTAATTGTTTCGAAATCCATTCTTTTTTTCTTATATTCCATTTATTTAATTCTTCATTTATATTTATAAAACATTTATCTAATTCCCAATTTTTTATAGGATTATTACTCCATTTCCAATAAATAACATCAATATGTTTTTCAAGATATAATTCGCAAAATTTTAAATCATCTAATTCATCAATTAATTTATTAAAATGAACAAATAATTTATATTTATATTGTAAATATTTTTCATTCCAATCTAATTGAAAATTATATTCATCACCACTCCACCGATAAAATAAAAAGAATTTTTTCCAATCATTTAAATTCCATTCATTAATATTTATTTTTCCAATTTTATTTATTTTTTTATTTTCTTCATTTATATTTTCATTTGATTTAATTAAATTTATTTTTAATTCATTTATATATATAATTTTCTTTGATTGTTGTTTATATTTTAAAAATGGTATTAAACAATTATTATTATTATTTATTTTATCTTTTTTTGATTTTAATATTGATATTAAATATTCTCTTTCATTTATAAATTTTCTTGAATTCCAATAAATTATAATCCAATCAGTAATTATTGATTTTAATCTAAATTGTTTTTCATTTGCATTATGTCTTCCAGTAAACATTTTCCATATTTTTACAATATTTGGCCATAAAAATATTTTATCAATTTGTATCATTTCAATTGAGAAATTATTTAATTCATTACTTAGAATATAAATTCTTTCAAAATCATTTAAACAAATAGTAGTTGCATTACAACAGCTCTCAAAGAGAGTAGTTGCATTACAACAGCTCTCAAAGAGAGTAGTTGCATTATTCATTTATATTTTATTAAATGATATTTTTAGCTTTATTTATGTTATTTTTTTGTATATGATATTGAATAATATTCTTTTTAAATATGTAATATTTCTAATTTTATAGATTGTCAAAAAATCTTTATTGAAAACAAAGAAAATATGTATTAATTAGGAAATTTTATAAAAAAATTATTGCAACATTTATATCCTTTCTTCTTTTTCATAAATCTTAAATTTGGTGAAAAAAGAAAAAAGAAATGGAAGTTATAAATGGAGCAAGTGTAAATGGAACACCAAATTCATTTATTGAAGAAAATCAAGAAAATAAAAAACTTGGTTCTACTAAAATTATTTGGATCACTGTTTTGGTAGTTTTAATTATACTTGTTATAGTTGGTATTGCTTTAGCTGCTGTTTACGCTTCCAAAAGTAATAATAAACATTTTGGAATGGCAAAAGACAAATTTCTTAATTTAATGAGAAAAGCTGGCGATAAATTAAAATTAAAACAAAATAATGCTGTTGATGTTAAAATAACTGATTGGAAAAATGGAATTATTAGTCCTATTCAAGTTACTGAAACTGAAAAGGAACAAATAAAGAAAAAATATGAAAATAATCCAGAATTTTATAATTCTACCATTATGGTTTCTATTTGTTCTTATAGAGATCCAGAATTATGTTTAACTTTACGAGATTTGTTAGAAAAAGCAACCAATCCTTCTAGACTTTCAATATGTATTACTGAACAAAATGATCCAAATGACGAAGATATATGTCATGCAAAAACAATATTGACATTGCCGAATCTTCCAATAAAACCTGAACAATTGAGAGTACAAAGTTTTATGTGGAAAGAAGCTCGTGGTCCAACTTGGGCTCGAAGTTTGAACGAAAAGCAATGGAAAGGCGAGAAATATTATTTGATGATAGATAGTCATTCACGTGTGGAACGTTCGAATAATTTTTTTTCTAAATTTTTAGACGGATGGGATTGTGAATTAATTGAAAATCTATGGTTAACACCAAGGCCATTTAGAACTGTGTTAAGTATGTATCCTGAAGGTTATGAGGCAAACACTAAAGGTGATGCAATTACATATAAAATTCCATATCGGTAAAATCTTTTTGATATTTGATTTAAAAAGCCGCGGTTGGAGACGCGAAAGATTTAAGAAATTTAATGAAAACGGAATCATTGAATTTGAATCTATAACAACGTTTGATAAAATTCCAAAACATCCAAAATATATTCCCTTCATAGGATCTTGCATGTTCTTCAGTAGTTCAGACTTTATAAAAGAAGTTCCCTATTCTGCTAATTTAGATTATCTATTTTTTGGTATAAATTATCATAAAATTATATAATTTTTTAGGTGAAGAATTATTGATTAGTGCTAGGGCGTTCACTTTTGGATTTGATATTAAATCTCCTGTTAGATCAGTACTTTATCATCTTTGGTCTAGAGATCTTAGAAAGGGTATAAATATATTAAACATTTATGTTTTAGGTGTATTTTGGAGCCATGAATCACCAACGATTAGAGAAAATTCCATCAAGCGCGTCAAAGATATTTTAATGAAGAAAATTGTTGATGATAAATATGGTCTTGGAAATGTTCGATCAATCGAAAATTATTGGTTATATGCAGGAGCAGATATTAATACACAAATGTTATTGAGAAAACATGAACCTTGGACACTTCCATTAGATTTTAAAGAATTAAAAGATCAATATTATATACTTCCAGAAAATGAAGATCTTGAATATATGAGAGTGCATTTCTAATTATTTTTTAATAAATATTTTTATATATATTTTGAATTTTTTAAATCATTTATATATTTTTATTTTTTAATTTTTTATGAAATAAATTTTATTTTTTAAAAATATTTTCATAAATAAGAAGTAAAATTTTGATGAATTCAAAACAATCAAAGATTTATAAGTATTTAATAGCTCCATTACAAAATGATAACAAAATAATTGAAAAAGAAGATATATTAAAGAGAAAATTAGAAGTTGAAGAACCAGAATTTAAAAAAAATATTAAAAAAAAATCAAAAGAGGAAGAAAAATTATTGGATAAAAAAAATAAAATAATAGAATATGCATTACAAAAAAAGAAATTATGTAGAGAATGTAAACAAGAGAAAAGTTTTTTTGAATTTGCAAGGGGTCAAGGAAATTTTGGATTATTTGATACTTGCAAAGCTTGTGATAAAATTAGAGATGTTGCATATCGCGAAAATAACAAGAAAAATCCAAAAACTCCATTGGAAAAGAAAATATGCAATGATTGTGGAGATTTATTATCATATAAATTATTTTCACGTGATCGAAAAAATCTAGATGGATTAAATTATAAATGCAAAAGTTGTTTGAATAAAAATCTTAGAGAAAGAAGAAAATCAAAAAAAATGGGAATAAAAAAAATCAAAAAAAAATGTTATGTTTGTGATGATATTTTGTCATCGAAATCCTTACAGATTATCGAATGTATTGAAAGAGAAATTTGCGGAAGATGTTTAAATATAGAATTAAGTATGGGTGGACAAATTGTTTTCAAATCAAAGAATAGTGCTTGGAGTACTGATATTAGTCATTATCATTCGAGAAGGAGAAGAAAAACATTTTTAGATCAACATAGAACATTTGAAGGATGTTCTTTTGCAGGTTGCAAGATTCAAAATCCTAATGCTTTGAGTTCAGATCATATAATTAGGAGTAATAAATCTTTCGATATATCTGTCAATAAACCAATAGAAGTAATAAAAAAAGAGCTCGAAAAATGTCAAACTTTATGTATATATCATCACAGATTAAAAACTCGCGATGAAAGTGAATCTACATCAGAAAAAAACATTACTATTCAAAAAAAGATTGTCTTAGATTATAAATTGAAATTGGAGAAATGCGAAATTTGTTATTTGAAAGTTGATGAAAATACAATATGTGCATTTGATATGGGTAATATTTCATTTATTTTAATTTTCAAAGATCATATTAATCCAGCTATAAAATTGAAAGCCATTTCACAATTGGTTCACACTGGATGTGAAATAGATATTTTAATTGAAGAATTAAAAAAAACGAGAATGCTATGTTCAAAGTAATATTATATTATTTAATAATTCTTGAGTTGCCATTTTATATATACACAAGAGCAAAAAAAAATAGCATCTGATAAATATTGGAAATTGAAGTATTATTTTTATCATAATCCGGATTCAATCCAAAAACCAAATTTCAATTATATTTTTACTCATCCAAATGAATATAATGATAATGAACTTTATCAAAAAATATTTAAGAAAACAAATCTAGATTTTTTGAATAGTAAATCATCAAAAGAAGAAATTGATTTTGAAGAGAATAATGAAAATGATGAAATCGATTATGAAAATTTAAGTTACGAAGATAAAGATCTTGAAGATTCTCTTAATTTTTAAAAATAATATAAATTTATTTGTTTTATTAAATAATAATAATAAAAATGCAATTCATTTCATTTTTTTCTTTTTTTGAATAACTTTATTAAATTTCTTTCAAATAAAAAGTTTTTTAAAAATAATATATGATTTTATAATATCATAAATTCAAAATTATAAAAATGAGTTTTGCGAAAGATATTTTTGAGGAATTAAATGAAAAACATAAAATAATAAAAGAAAAAGTAGATGAACAACCATTAACAAAAATATATCAATGGATACAAACAAATGTAAAATATGCATTATATGAAGCAATGGTAAATTCAATACCAAAAGATAAAATAAATCCAGATATACAACAACACATAAAAAAATTCGTGGAAGAATTAGAAAAAGCAACATTTGATCAATATTTCATAAGAGAATATAAAGAATATGCATATAAATCCAGATGTTACATATTACATGCACATGAAATATGTAAAATATATTTCAAAGAACTACAAGAAAAATATAACAAGGATCCATTCTTTTTAAAACATTTTTGTCAATTACTGGTATCATTAGAAATACATTTATGGATAAGAGGATATAATCCAAAAAATGAAACATATAGCGAAAAGATTGATATGAAAGAAGAAATAATGATGAAACGTGAAGAAAGAAAGAAGGAAATAAAAGAATTATTCCCAAAAACAGATATGAAATGCAGAAAATGTGGAAAAACAGATATATCTTATCAATCTATGCAATTAAGATCAAGAGATGAACCGTAACTTTTATTCATTTTTTATTAATTTTTTTTATAGTCCAACATTAATATTTGAATGTTTATCATGTGGTGATGTTGTAAAAGAATAATAAAATATTTTCATTTATTATAAATAATTATAAATAAATCATTTATTTAAATAAATCATTTATTTAAATAAATTAATATAAATTCTTAAAAACAATAATATGAGCAAACAACAATCAGTTAAAAATTTAAATGAATTAAATTCTGTTCTCATAGAATTTCATCAACAAAATGTCCATTTTTTTAAAAATATTGAATTGCGCTTGGATGATTTAAATCTACGATTGGAAAAAATAGAGTCAAATTTTCAAAATCCATCTATTTATAATTCAATTTTGGAAGAAAAACAAAAAAATAATCAAGTTGAAACAAGAATTCAAAAACTTATTAAAAATAATTTTATTGATGAAAATGGTCAATACGTTTATCTTTATGATATAAATTATTGAAATTAATAAATATATTTAAAAAATACTCTCTTTGAGAGCTGTTACAATGCAACTACTCTCTTTGAGAGCTGTTACAATGCAATTACTATATTTGAGAGCTCTTGTAAACAACTAAAAATGATTATTTTAAACTGATTTTGTTTTTTCGTTAAAACCAAATTAGAAGAAAATGATGATTATAAATTTTTTTGTGATTAACCATCGAATAATTTCTTGAAATTATTAATGATTGTGATGATAATAATTTTTTATTGTATTGTTCTTCATTATCATAAGAAAAGAAAAAATATTTCTAATGGAAAATCAAAAATAATAGAAATTGGTCTTAAGTTTGATTTTGAATTAATTAAAAAACATAAGATATAATTAAGTTAAAATGGAATCAAACTTTTGGTAATCGAATTTATTCACCATAGATTGGATTGTATTGAAAATCTGAAAAAGATAATAGTTTCGTTGAGACAGCTTCTTATGAGAATAAACATCTAATACTTTTTAAAAATCTATTAAGATCCATTAATGAAATTGAAATCAATTTAAAAGAATTAAAACCAGATTGCGAATATGAATTTAGATTATTTGCAATAGAACATAAGGAAATAGCAAATATTACCTTTAAATATAATTGAAAATTTTTCCAAGTCAAAAATTAATTAGTAATTAATAATATTTTTTTTTAAAAAACCAAGTCTAAAATTTGATGACGAATAAATAATAATAATTTTTGGAATATTCCATTCGGAGTTTTGAAAAACAAATGAAATTTCATAGTCAGAAACTCCGGATACTCAAAAACATCAGGAATTTTTATAATAATGAACATTATTATTTTCACACAATATATCTTGTTTTCATGAGAAAATGACTACATTATAGATCAAAAATGATGCAAATTTTAATGTATTTTATATGGTGAAAAGAATTTATCAATTTTAATAAAATTATAGTATAATAATTTATTGGATTATTTACAGTAGAAATTACTTTTTATATCATTTTTAGAGAAATTTTTACTTTTTTTTAACTTTTTAAAAATTTTAGAAAATATTTCAAAAAATAATTTTTATATATATTTTTGAAAAAAGTGAAAGTTAAGTTTTTATTTTTTAAATTTTCAAAAAAATATTTTCTAGAATCAAGTAAAATAAATTTTTTAAAAATCGTTTTAAAATCGAAAAATTTATTAAAATTTATCAAAAAATTTCTTAAAACCAAAATCTCGAATAAAATACCTAAAAATGAAATATACTACATAAATATTATTTTTTATTATTTTAAATGATTTATAATTAAAATTTAATTTATAAATTAATTAATATCTGCAATATTATTTATATGAATAAAAAATAATTCATATTGTTTTTACAAATTTAATATTTATTTTTCTAAATCATTTACTTCTGAAAGAAACTATTGCTGCTTAATTATTAAATTTAAATGATATTTATATTTTCTCTATAATTTTTCATTTATTCGAAATTGATTTTATTATGATAAATATATATCATTTAATATTTTTGAAAATATGTTTCTTTTGAACTAATTGCTTTGCAATATATTCTAAAAGGATTAATTCCTTTATAATCTATTTTGAAATAATTAATTTCTTCGAAACTAATCCATTTTGGATATTTTTCATAATAATACTAGAAGAGAGTAGATTCTCAAAGGATTACTTTTGAAAGAAACTATTACAAAATAATTATATTCTTTAAATCATTTATATTGAAATCATTTAAATAAATTCTTTTAAATAAATTCTTTATTTTAAATATTTTTCTTGAAATAAATCTTACAAATAATAGCTTCTTTCATAATTCTCTTAAAACCTAATAATAGCTTCCTTTGAAAGTAAATGATTTAAATAATCTAAATGATTTATTATACAAATTAGAATTTTCATTTATTTTATATCGATTTGACAATAATTTTTATTAAAATATAACATTTAAATCATTTACTTCTGAAAGAAGCTATTACTGTGTAATTACTTCTGAAAGAAGCTATTACTGTGTAATTACTTCTGAAAGAAGCTATTACTGTGTAATTACTTCTGAAAGAAGCTATTACTGTGTAATTACTTCTGAAAGAAGCTATTATTGTGTAATTATAAATATTTGAATTGATTTGATAATTCTTTTTTATTTTAATAAAATAAATGCAATATAAATCATCTTTATTTCTAAATCATTTATATTTCTAAATCATTTATTTTCTTCTAACATTTACTTTGCAATTATTGTTTTAAATTAATATTCTTTTTTGTTTGAATTGATTTTATAAAATTCTTTTTTATTTCCAAAAGAATATATAATTTGTAAATGATTTAACTTATATAAATGATTTAATTTTTAAGAAATATATTGTTTACAATTATTTCTAAAAGATGTTTTTACAATGGACCTAATTATTTATAAATCATTTATCCATAAATCATTTAAGTTTTTAAAACTTTTCTTTTTTTAATTATTTGTAATCGATTCAATAAATCTTATTTTATTATTTATATATTATTTTATTATTTATATATTATTTTATTATTTATATATTATTAAATGATTTATATATTATTAAATGATTTACAATATATAAATCATTTATTGAATTATAATAAAAATTTTATTTTGTCAGAATTTGAAAATTCTTTTATTTATATTTGAATAAACATTTATAATTACGCAATAATAGATTCTTTCAGAAGTAAATTATTTGTTTATTAGATATTTTCATTTTTTCAAATTATTTCTATTTTTATTTTAAATGATTTATTAAAATAAATGAAAAAATATTTTTTATTTCAATTTTCCATTACAAAATGTATTTTTTATTGATTTTTTTAAATGATTTATATTTTCTGGATTATTGAACAATTAATAAAGAAAGTAATTTTTGAAAATGAAAAATTGTTTTCGAAATGTTATGAATTGAATTTATATGTAAAAGAGAATATTTTTGTTTGAATATTTATTTTTTAGAATTAATTAAATAAACTTTTATAAATATATTTTTATCTTTTATATTTTCAATTATCAAATTAAATAATTTAAAAATATTATAATTGCGAAGTAATGCTTCTTTAAGAAGTAAATGATTTAAATTATAATTTTAATTAAATAAAGAAAATATTGCCTTTTTGAAAAATTTATTATCATTTAAAAAATATTTATAAATGATTTATATTCATTAAATGATTTATATTAATTAAATTAATAATAAAATATTTTTTATGATTTTGAAAAATAATTCTATTTTAATAAAAAATTATTTCATAATAATTCTACAATAATAGCACTTTATGAGTAAATGATTTAATTAATATAAATCATTTAAATAATAATAAAAAATTTCAAAAGAAATATTTAATATGTTTTATTTCAATTTTTGGAAAATAATAATTTTTTCAAAATAGTTCAATTTGTGAGCAAATTCTTTTTTAATTAATTTAGTTGCAATGAATTCTTATAAAATTATTTGATAATTATTTATAAATGATTTAATAATAAATAATTCCTTTGATATATTTTCTTCGAAACTAATTACAAAACAATATAATCTCAAAGAGATTAATTTCAAAGAGATTAAATCATTTAATTTAATAAATGATTTATATCAAAAATATTAATTTGTATTTATTTAAAAGATTACAATATTTTTTTAAAATTAATCCCTTTGAGATTATTCTTTGCAATTATTATAAATGATTTATGAAAATTAAATGATTTATGAAAATTAAATGATTTATGAAAATTAAATGATTTATTGATATAAAACTTGAAACAATTATTTAAATTTTTTGAATCTTTGCGTGTGGATTTCTTTTGAAATATTTTGCATTTTTTTCAAAAAAATAATTTTTCATTTTTAATTCGATAAATTCTTTTTTATCGAAATCCCAAATAAATTTTTTATATTTCCGAAATTGATATACTATTTTATCTACAACATTGACCAATTTATTTTCATAATAATAATATTTAATTTTTTTCAAATTTGGTGCCAACTCAAGTATTCTATAAACTTCAGGTATTATACTACTTGCATATTCTATAGAATTTATAGATATTGATATTAATTTTGGAATTGATATTATATTATAAAGTAAAGAAGCGTTTACTTCTAATTTTTTCACTGATTCAAAATTTATAACATCTATTGAACTTCTTCCTTTACATTCAAAACTTTCTTTAAAAAATGCACATAATCTAGCAAATTTATAATTAATGTTAGCTTGACTAGGAACTCTAAAATATTCGAAATATATTGAAGATTTTATTAAATCTATTGTGTCATTGCTTGGTCTGTAAAAATCTTTTCTTAAATAAATATAATCAACTTTTTCTAATCCAAGTTTTTTCCAATCATTGTGTATTTGATTTGTTTTTAGTTTCTTTAAATATTGTGGATATTCTGCTACAGATGAATCATATAATATTAATTCTTCAATAGATTCAGGCAATTTTGCAATAGATGTAACATTCAATTTTAGTTTTCTCAATTTTGGGATTTCTTCTATCTTTCCACATATTAATATATCTTTCAAATGCAAATTTAATAATTCTCTAAATAATTTCCATTGTATTTTCTCACAATTTATATTTTCCAAAGATAATTTAACTAAATGAAAATTATTAAATCGCAAAATCGTAGATTCTGTGTAAAGTGCAGAATTATTTCTATCACAATAAGATAATTTTTTCAATTGTTTCATTTCATTAAAATCAATATTATGAGCTTCTAATTTGGAATCTTGTATAAATATTTCTTCTAATGTTGAAATATTTTTACAAATTATGGATTTAAGACCTTCAAACGATGTATTTATTTTAATATTTTTAATTCCATAATTTTGGCACATTTTTATAATATTATTATCAAATAGTTTATATTTTGGTATTTGAATTTTTAAATAGTTTTCAATATTATATTTCCATCTTTTTGATAAAATTAATAATTCTTTCAAATTCCAAAACTGAAATTCAGATAAAATAATATAGAAAACTTCAGTTAATAATATTTCTACTGGATCCATTTTTAATAAAGAAACTATATAAATATTTGAAATATAATTAAATGAAAAGAAATATTTTTTAAATGATTTATTTTAAAAAATATAAATCATTTTAATAATTTTTATTTATTTTTTCGAATATTTTTTAATTAAATCTTCTTTTGATCTTGAAACATTTTCAATATTTTCTTCTTTTTTAATTTCGGGTTGATTATTTGAGGGTGTATTTTCATTTAATGTTGTTGTTATTGATATATTTGAAATATTGTTTGAAATATTGTTTATTATTTCTGATTCTTTTAAATCTTCTACTATTGATTCAAAACCATCATGTCTTGCATTTGGTAAACGTGTCGGATCAAAAGATTTCATAAATTCTTTAACATCTGGATCTTTTGAATCTTTACTTTTCTTTACAAATTCTTTTATGGAATCATTTACATCTTTTGCTTCTAAATTTTCCATTTCTGTTCTTATTAGATCTGGATTGGATCTATTTTTTACAAATATATCAATTATATCTTTATATTTTGGATCATCTAATAATTCCATTAATCCTAAATGATATAAACTAACGGATTCCATTGCTAAAAATTCATATTTTGATATCATATGTTCATGTCTTACATTAAAATCTTTTACAAGATTTTTTTGTTTTATTTCATTTTGTAATTGATATGCTAAACTTAATAATTTTTCTTGTTTTTCAATAACACCAGGTTTTTTTAATTCATTTTCTAATGTTCTCCAATTTTTTGGTTGTTTTTTTGTCTGCTCTTCAATAAAACTTGTATTTGTTTCAGTCCATTGTGTAAAGTTTTTCAAATCTTGTTTGTTTGGAACTTGCATTTTATATAAAATAAAAATAATTTTAGTTTTGAATTCTTTTCAATTATATTTAATCAATTTTATTGAATATATATTTAAAATTTACAAAAAAAAAATAATTGAAAAAAGATCAGAAAAACTTTATATTTTTTTAAAAAAGTATTAACGTTTCGAATTGATTATCATTAATCTTTTTAAATCGACAAGAGAATAAAATTTATTTCATAAATTTGATTATGAATAATTCAAATAATGTTAATAATTCAAATAATGTTAATAATTTAAATAAAAAAGTTAATGAAAGTTTATTTAAAACAGATCCATGGAAATATAAAGAATTAAATGAATCAAAAATTAATATAAGAGTAAAAGTAATTTGTGCTATAGTAATACTTATTATCATGGCTGTTCTTATTGTTGGTTTCCTAATATTAAATAAATTTTTAAGTAAAAAACTTTATGAAAAAAAGAAACAAGATGTAAAAGAAGATATAAAAGCATATGAAGCTTGGTTCAAAAATACATTAAAAGAATTCAGGGAAACTGATCAACTAAATCCATTAAAACCACCATTAATACCAAATAACGAAAAAATAGATCTAGAAAAAGAAAAATTAAACCAATTTAAAGATATAAAAGATATAAAAGATAATAAAAATTCCAATAAAGAAAATGAAAAAGAAGATAATGGTCATATAGAAAAGAAAACTACAAAACATGTAGATAAGATAAAAGATTTAGATGATGTTGAATATAAACCTAAAGAAGTTGAAAAATATGAAAAATCTGAAAGATTGGAAAAAAACAAAGAAAGAAAAAGAGCTGAAATGTCATTTAATATTAATCAACAAAATAGAGATAGTGTAACAAATATAAATAATGAAAAAGATAAAAAAGAATTACCAAATAGTAAATTATTTAGAAAAATGAAAGATAAACAATCTTCGGTTATGAAATTACCAATTGATGATGAAGATACTAAACAAGAAATAATAAGAAATATGGAATTAGAACAATGGATGAATGAAGAAGAACTGAATAAATTAAAAAAAGAAAAAATGGATAAAAAAGATTTAAAAACATTTTTAAAAAATATAAAGAAATTTGATAAAAATAATTTTAAAGAAAAGAACAATTTTAAAGAAAAAAGTACAAAAGTATTTAATGAAACAGATTCAAGTTCATCTGAATTAAAAAATATAAAAAGAAAAAAATTATCTGAAAATAAACAAAAAGAAAGCCAAGAAATCCAAGAAATCCAAGAAAGCAATAAATTAAATCATTCTCCATTAGATAAAATTTATGAATTACAACAAAAATTAAATATATTTGAAAAAACAAATCAATCACCAATAATAAATAATATAAAAGAAAATATTAATATAAATGAATCATCTGAAATAAATGAAAATATAATTCCAAAAGAATATGATTCTCCAAAAATAAATTTACAAGAAAAGATTGAAAAAGATTTAAATGAAAATGTTGAAAATATAAATAATAATATAATACCACCAAATCCATTTATTTTCAATCAAAATTTTCCACAAATAAAACAAACATTTATACCTATTATACCAAATTTTATTCCAATAAATCAACAATCTAATAATCAACAATTTAATCAACAATTTCATCAACAATTTCCTCAACAATTCCCTCAACAATTCCCTCATCAACAATTCCAAAATGTTAACTTGCCATTTATAAATCCTATACAATTCAAAACAAATATAAATAATGATGATAACGAATCTAGATTTGAGGAAATAATAGAAAATGAAGAAATAAATAATGAATCAAATGATCAAGATGTTGATGATATTATAAAATCAACATCTTCAGAAAATAATGTAATAAATGAAAATAAAATAAAATTAAATGAATATTCTGAAGTGGATGATATAAATAATAAAATATATACATCTTTGGAAGATATATCAGAACCTAAATCAAATATTGTAATAGAAATGTCAAATAATATTTATGATCAATTAGTACAATAAAAAATTATATATTTAAACTATTATTTTTTAAAAAATCTATAAAAATTGTTTTTTTATATTTATATTTTCCATTTAAATTTAATTATTTTTTCATTTAAATTTCAATAAAATAATTCATTCATTTGTTAATGAAATGATATTGTTATATAATTAAATTTTTTGATATATTGAAAATAAGAATTATGGAAAATATAAAAAAGTATGATAAACTTATTGATAGATTAGAAGCATACTTTGATATTCATAATGAAGAAAATAAAGGTATTATAAATAAAACAAATAATTATAAAGTGATAATTCCTTTTAGAACCAAAAGTAGTATCAATGATTTATTGGAAAATGGATTTAAAAAAATTCCTATTACATCTTTTTGTTTTTTATTATTTGGAATTGTAGATTATGGTTTTAAAAAATATAATAATTCTGATGATATTGAAGATTATTTATTAAAACATGGAAAATTAATTGGAATAAAATTGTGTGAAATGATTTCATTTAAGGATTCTAGATTTCAAAAACCAATAACAAATGAAGAAATTATTAAATTTTTATCATTACAATTTTGGAAACAAATATTTGGATCTTCATTTAAAAACTTATCAAAACGTGATGATAAAGAAACTTTTTTATTATATGATGAATTGATATTTTATAATTATTTTAAATTTAAGGCAAAACATGAAAATAATTATTATTCAATACCATTTCAATTTTTTATTGGTATAATAATTGGAGTTATATCATGTTTTAGTAATAATAATATTCATTATAATTTTGAAATACAAAATGATCAAATAATTTATGAAATATCATTTATTAAAGATAATATTTTAATTGAATATGATTTAAATATTGGAATATTAATTCCACCAAATCAATTTATCATTCAAAATTCAAATAAATCTAATTTATTTGATAAAATTTATTATAAAAATAAAAAATAATTTAATAAATATTTATTTTTAAAATGATTTAACAAAAAAATTTTTGAAAAAAATCTTAAAGATAACATTTATTTAAAAAAAACGATTTTTTAATATTTTCCTTTATTTCCTTTCTTTTCTTTCTTTTTTTAATTGGAAATTAATAAAATGAATTTGCTTGGAAATCTTGATCCAAAAAAAATGGCAAGACCTAAAAAAATTGTAAATAATAGTAAAAAAAAGGTTAAAAAGTCAAACATTGACGAATTAAAAAAAGATTATGCATTTAAAACAATTGACAATTATTTTAATGTAGATGTTAAAAAATCAGATCAAAAAAATCCAAAAATTAAAATTTTACAAAATACTGTAAACAATAATCATTTAAAAATAGAAAATATAGAAAATATAGAAAATATAGAAAATATAGATGAAAACGAAACAAACAATGATTTTGTTTCTTTTTTAAAAAAAAGAAGAGAAACAAAATCAATTTCTTCCATTAATAATAATGTTGAAGAAAGTGATTCCATTGAAGAAAAACATTGTAAATTATTAATTTATGAAGAATGTGAACCAAAATCTTGGAATGAATTTGTTGGAAATAATACAGCTATTTTACAATTGAAAACTTGGTTTGATAAAGTTATTCATGATCCCAATTATTTTCCAAGAATTATGATAATAGAAGGACCTTGTGGTGTTGGAAAATCGTTATCTATGAAATTATTATCAAAAGATTATGATATAAATATGTATTCTTTTACATGTTCTAATTTTTGGAATTTAAATTCCAAAGGTGAATATCCGAAAGATGATGTTAAATTAGAACAAATATTTTTAACGGCAAAACAATCATTAAAATTAAAAACAGAACATAAAAAAAATGATGAGATATCTATTTCTGATTATTTTTTAGTTCTTGATGAAGCTGAATCTTTATTTAGTCAAGCTAGTAGTTGGAATTGTTTTTTTGAAGAAAAGAAGAAAAATGATGAATTTGATAATAAAAAAATAAATTTTGGATGGTGGCAAAATAAAGATTCAAAATATATTATACCACCATTAATTATAATAACAAATGATATATTTAAAAGCAAAATACCTATTTGGGCAAAATTAAGAAATGAAAAAAAGGAAAGAGATAAAAAAACAAGATTTGAAAAATTTAATAATTATAATAATAACAATAATAATAACAATAATAATAACAATAATAATAA